CCTGGCCGTAGTTCTGATAGGCAAGCTGTCCGATGCTGTCGCCGAGCCCGCGCGATGCGGCTTCCACGACCTGATTGTTGCCCGTACCTCGTCCGGCTCTGGCCCATTGCGCCGTGATCGACGGCAGAACCTCGGATGTGATCCGATCCGACATCGCGCTAAAATACGGATTGCCCGAACTCAAATAGTCGCCTGAGAGCGTGCTGCCGATCATGCCCTGTGCGCCGCGGGTGAGATCGGAGCCCGCTTGCGCGCGGTTCGTCATGGCGCTAAGGCCCTGCTCGGTTTCCGGCGAGAAATTGGCGAACGTCTGGCCGGGAAAGAACTGCTGGCCAAGCCGCTGGTCGTAGACGCTATTCGCCGCCGACAAGCCGCGATTGAGCGAGGGAACAGCGGGCGCCCACGGGTCAACTTTCTTATTCTCGACAGTGGTCTGTGTCGTCTTGGATGCGCCCATCAGTCCAATTCCTTCGCGATCGTCACCTGAACCACCTTCCAGCCTTGACGCTTCAACGCTCGCTCCCATCCCACCCGGCCATTGCCTTCAAGCCGCGTGCATCCGTTCGCCTTAGCCCACGCTTCCACGGTGCTCAGCAGGTGCAGCCACTCACTCAGGTTGCGTCCTGCGACGTAGGGCATGGCACACGTAGCGCCGTAGACTTCAGTCACGACAGCGCCGACCGTTTCACCGTCGACCCGAACGCCCCACAATTGCATGTCCCGTGATGCGATCTTGGCCTTGATCGCGTCGATCTCGACCGGCGCATGGTTCTCGCGCCTGGCTTTGTCGACCCACTCACTCAGATACGGCCACATCTGCTCGAGACGCGACGCGGGCACCGGGACCAGCTTAGCGGATGACGATGAGGTCGAACGTTTCGGTTCCGGCGGCTGTTCCGTGATTGAGGGTAAATCCGGTTCCTGGGGTGCGTGCAGAGACATACGGGCTCAAACCTGCCGCTGCGGCGTTCGTCGGCGTGATGGAGACGCGATGGCTGTTGCTCATGCCTGACCACGACACTGTCGTTGACGTGCCAGCGGTCAGCGTGATCGATGTTGCGTAATAATCCTTGTACTTTTCAAGCGCCAGGAGTTGCGCGACCCGGCGGCACCACTCGTACAGTTGCGGATTGCCCGGGCCGGTCGGGTTGCCCCATACGTTGCTGCTCATCGGCGGGGCATGCCGTAGAAGCCGCCAGGCTGGTTCTGAGCATCGCCTGCATTGTCAACGGCCTGATTGCGCAACAGCCATTGCCGCGTCTGTTCCGTCATGCGCTGTTGATGCGCGGGGTCTATTAGTCCGTAGAGGTCAGAACCTAGCCCAAGCGCCCCTGGAATTAAGCCGATTGGATTTCCAAAGCCAAGCTCGCGCATTGCATCCATCCCCATTCTAGACGCCGCTAGAGGGTCTGTTCTGTCCATGTATTCATAAGGCGCCCATTCCCCAGGCGCGTTGCGCTGCTGATGACGAAGCATTAAAGGTCGATTAGTTGGCTTTGCGTCGCTCAATCCTGGCATCATCTGCCTCCCGTTAGCACCGACGTGTGATGCACGCCTTCAGCACGTGTCCAGATCGATCCCGCGGCGATCTGCGCTCGAGCCCGCAAAAACCGCGCGTCAATGCGCTGAGGGCAATAGCCAGCCCGGTTCATGCCTGTGCCCTGCGTGTAGGCGACGGTCGCACCCGGCAAAGCACGCCGGTATCCAACCGACATCGACACGGCCGAGCTGGAGAAATCGCCGACCGGCCATAGCTCAGTCACAAGCGCTCGCTGCCCTGCCGCCGGCTCAAACTCGCCCGTCTCGATCGTGGCTTGCCGAGTTGCCCCGCTGAAAGTACCGATGCGATGATTTGACAGGCTCACGCCGGCAAGCAAACGCCGTTTTTCGTCGAACACGTTGCTATCGATGTTGATCGGATCGAGATTGCTCGTATCAAGATCGTCGGATGGTTCGTAGGTGTCGAAATTGTCGACGGTCAGCGCCTCCACCGGCATGTCCGTCAGCCATTCAAGGTCAACCTCGTCATGCGTCCAGCGGCCATCCGTCAGCGAATAGATTAGCAGCTCGGAAATGTTCGTTGCCGATCCAGCCGGGATGCCGAACACAGCAAACTTGTTGATGGTGTCGATGCCAACACAAACCTTGTAGCGGTAACCGTAATTCAGTCGGCGCTGAAAATAGGCATCCACCTTTCCCGATCCGATCGGCGTTGATGCGTTGCCGTCGAACACGTAGAACCCATCGTCGGCGGCAAAGAAAATCGAGCCGCCGAACCGGGCTGCTGCGTTGGGACCGATAGCACCGCGCTTGGTCTCGACAGCATCTTGCCCGAAATCCCAGATCACTGGCGGGCCTGCGTAGATCGCGCGACGAATAGCGCGCTCCTGAAAGATCGCCGCGTACTGTCCGCCGACGATCGTCTGGATCTTGCCCTGCGACTGGTCCAGCTCTTGATTGCCCGCCTGCGTCGTAGCCGATGCCGCCCAGCTTGTGATGTCGTTGAACGCGCTCCAGTAGACCGTAAAATCCTTACCGAGCATCAGGAAGTCGTTGATCCGAGCAACGGAGGTCGCGCCGCTCGGCGGTGACCCCGCCAAGTTGGCAAAATCAGTAGACACGCCCATCTGGTAAACCTGCGGCGCCTCGCCGGCAGCGACCGCCACGACATAGTCGCCAAATTGCTCAAAGCCCCACCATTCGTCGGTGCCGACTGTGTAGCCGCCGGCCTTGCTAACGTCCGTGGCGGCACGAGACACGAGCTTGTAAAGTTTGGCGCCATCACCCGCGAAGATTTGGCCGTTGCCGTCACTATCGTAAACGCCCTTAAGGCCGAGGCATGTCGCATCAGTCGCGGCAGAACTGCCGTTATACTCTGAAAACGACTTGAACGGTGCATACGATCCGGCGATAGAGACGACGCCTTTGGCCTCCAGCGCTCCGTTCTTGCGGTCTGGCACGTCCGGCGTCCATTCTTGGAATTGAATGGTGCTGGGCATCAGAGCACCCACGGGGCGATGCGCCCGGTTACGACCTTTGCCGCCATGCGCCGTTGCAGGGGCTCAAGGGCTTCTCGGAGCGCGTCCTTGGCGAGCGCGACACCGTCCATATCGCGCACGATGTCGCGATATATAATGAGCTTTGCCTGATTGCGGATGAGCGCCTCGCCCGTCGTCATCCATGCATTGGTGGCGGCATCGCTCGACAGAGTGCCGAGCCTAGCGAGACCGGACAGCGTGCAGGAATACGCGGCATCGGGGATCGGATGTAACCTGATTTGATCGGCGAATATCGCGTAGGCGCTCGGCTGGCCGGTATAGAGCGAGCTGGGGCTCTGCTCCCGGTCAACCGCCTGCTGTGTCATGTCCCACAGCGGATAGGGCTGGTTATTGTAGGTCAGCGTAACGCTGTCGATTTCGACCAGCGTCTCGTCTGTGTCGAGCGCGCTGCCGTCCGTGTTGGTCAGAGACGACAGCGCATAATATTCCGTCGATGCTACCGTCGACAGGGAATAGCGCTTCTCGTTGAAATGAAACCGCGTCGGGGACCAGACCGCAATCGCCGTTGTGATGGCGTTTGCGATCTGGCTCGAAAGGTCATCGCGGACGATTTCATCCGCGATGCGCGTTTTCATGGTGCCCAGGGTGGACATCAGTTATGGATGTCCGGATCGACGATGAACTCGACCCAGGCGCGGCCAACACCGGCCGTCGCCGCTGTTCCCGACAGCGCCGGCACGCATACAATCTGCGTGTCCGACGTGAACGGGCCGGCGTCGTTGGTCGTAGCCATCTCGTCGGCAGAGATCACGCCGATCGTGCCGAGCGCCAGATCCGTTGCAAACCCGTCCGGGTCTGCCGCCGTTCCGATGTCGAGCACGTTGCCGGTGCCGGCGTTGAACGCCGTCGACACCACAACGCCGCCGCGAATGACCGTAGCGCCGACCGGCACGTAGCCAAGCTCGAGCGTCAGCCCGTTGTCCGCAAACGTGAAATCCTTCGAGATCACGTGTACGACGGGGAGACGGAGGTTTGTTCCACCAGTAGCCATGTGTCAGAGCCTCCTATCAGTGTGCGACCGCATAGCTGGTCATGGTGATGGTGCCAAAATCGGTCGAGTTGTAGACCGACTTTTTAAGGCCGCCGATGCAGCCGGCTTTGACGCCAAGCTGGTTGCCGTAGTCGAACAGCTCCTCGTACCAGTCGAACTCTTTGAAAGAATGCCCCTGGCCAAAGCCCATGACACAACTCTGAGCACCGCACAGGACTGCTCGGCGCGTGCTCGTCTGAGCGGCGCCCGTGCTGGAATGCACACCGTTCGTCACTCGCGTGGACTCGTGAAGAATGACGTTGTTATACATTCCGAGCGCGCCGGAGAAGATCGGGTTCTCGCCGACCTTGCCGCCACTCATCGCCGCCTTCTGGATGTCGAGCCACTGGCCCGTCGAAGTCGACGTGCGCAGATCGTACACCTGATAGGGGTGCAGAAACGCGACGTAGTGCTTGCCGCCGTTGATGTTGATCGGACGTATCAGCGGAGTGGCCGTTTTAGCCGCCTCAACCGCCTTGTCGATCAGCGCGAGCGTCATCACCTTGGTGCTGTCGGCCTGCACGGTCTCGTCGGCCGACCCGACAGTGAACACCTTGCGATTGGATGACGGCGCCGTGACGCTGTTGTTCCCGGTGTAGCGGGTGTCCGTCGTCACGGTGTAGCCGCACACCTGGTTGAAAAACCAAGTGTCCATGCGATCGGACCACCAGTCGCGCAGGCCGCTCATGGCTTCCTCGCGAATGGAGAACGGAATCCGCTGCTCGCTCATCTTGCCCGCGCTGCGAACAGCGTGGCGAAGCTGATTGATCACGAAGTCGTCGGTGTAGGTCGTCAGCGCCTCCTCGTTGCCTTCGAGGGTGCTGTCGCCCTGGATACCGTCGCCAGTGAGCTGCATGCGCAGCGTGACGCGGACACGGTCGCCGGGGCCCTTCTTGGTGTCGTTCCGCATCTGAATAACGGAATCATCACCTTCGCCGATGAACTTCTGAATATAGGTCGCCTTCAGCGCTTCACGAGCAAGCCGGCGCGACCACAGCTTGACCGCCTCGTTGGCGTTCACGCCATAGTTTGTGACTGCCATCTGGTGGCATCCTTTCTAAGTGGCTGTTGAGATTGTGCGCGGTGCTCTGCTCTTGACGCCGGCAGGCGGGCGAGACGGATTGCGGCTCCGTGGGGCCGAGGGGAAGCGTTACGCTACCGATACAGTGAGCAGGTTGCGGCCCTGCTTAGCCGAGGAGTCCAGCATTTTTCATTCGACGGAACTCTGCATCGGCCCGTTCCGGGTCTTCGAGGTAGAGTTCCGCCAAATCCGCAGGCGTCATCACGTTGTCGGATGCGCCAGTGCCGCCCGAGAGCGAGCGTGCCGCGGCAGCGCCCTTGCGTGCCGCCTCGATCGGTGTCGACTGTGCCGTGGGCTTTTTGATCGCAGGTGCGGCCGGCTTCGACTGGAACCCGCGCTGCTTGGCCAGCGAGAAATAAAGCTCCGCCGGGCTCATGCCCATTTGCAGGGCTTGGCGAGCCACTTGAATGCGGTCGTTATTCAGGATCGCAACGCGCATGTCAGCCGCGGACGGGTAGCCCATTTGCTGGGCGTAGGCTTCGCCGGACGCATTGTCCGGCACCATAATCTCCAGTTCCCTAACGCGCGCGCCCTCGAGAAACGTCACAGCCGGATCATAGTCCGGGTTGGCCTGCCGCATGGCCTGCTCGGAGCGCTCGACGGCGCCCCAAAACTGCTGCTCGACGTGGGCTTGCTGCACTTGCTGCACAGTCTGCTGCGTGCCGGTGCGGCTCTCCTGAACCTGCCGCTCCAACTCCGCAACCTTGTGCTGGAAAAACCCGATCGGGTCTTCCTCGATCGTCGGCACCTTGGGCGCGGGCGCCTGCGGCTGGGCTTGCGCTTGGCGCTCGGCGATCACAGCGCGGAGCACCTGCTCCATTTGCTGCACGCGCTCGGCCATCTGCTTGCGCGTGCCCCGTTCCTCACCGAGGGCGCCTTGGAGCTGCTTATAGCGCTTGTCCAGTTCCTCATATGGAATCGGCTGCTGTGCGGCCTTGTCCGGCTCCTGTGCGGGCTCGTCCTTGGCCTCTGCCTCTGCCGATTCCTGCTCAACAGGCTCGCCCTCGGCGCCCTGGTCAGCGACTTCCTTCTCCAGCGCTTCCCACGCTGCCTGCTCGCTCTGGTCCACCACTTCGGCCGTCACGTCACGATCGCTCACTGATTGTTCCTCGGCATCTGTTGCGGTTCAAGGGTTTGCTGATAGGCTTGTTTGGTGGCCTGGACGGCTCGGGCCTGATTGAGCACGGCTTGCGTCTCGTCCTTGGCCGCCGTGGCGGCTTCCTTGCGCAAGGCAAGCTGTGCGCCGGCCATCTGCATCTGTTGCTGTTCGGGATCGGGCTGCGCTGCCTGTGCCAACGCCTGGCCGATCTTGCCGGATACGCTTGACGGCAGCGGCGAGTAGCGCAGGAACTCTTGCCAGACCTCCATGGGCACAGGCTGCTTTTGCAGGATCGGGAGCATCTGCGTGAGCATGCCCCACACGGCCTCTTTTTGGTTAGCGCTCATCGGCGCCTCGTCAACGATCACGTCATATTTAGCCGTGTCGCGATTGCGGACCAGCGGGACGTATTGCTCGTTTCCGTTCTGGCCCTGAATGCGCACAAGCCGGCCGTCGCTGATGTACTCCTGGATATAGTGGAGCATCACCCGGCCCTGCATCTTGCGATACCGGCGCAAACTGTCGAAGAACACGGCGAGGATGGCGTATCCGGCCTGCTTGCGCTGTGCCTCGAGCACGCCGGCCTGCTCTTTCTGGACGAGACCAAGCAGCTCGAGATTGATGCCCGTCACCTGCGGCATCGAGTTAACGGCAAACTCCATTA